AGCATCAATGGCATCAGTGTAGTTGAAGGGTTGAGCACCGAGGACCTTGAAGAGGAGAGCATCGCAAGTCAAGGAAGAGCAGTAATCAACGTTTTGATCAGGTTGGACAACCCAGATAAGCTCCTTAACGGGGTGGTTAAAGTTGAGCTTGATCTTGTTAGAAGAAGAACCAACAGACTCATCACCAGTGAATTGGAGTTGAGTGATCAAGTACTCATGGGGGTTTTGTGCCATTCTGCGGCGCTCATCAGTGTCCAAAAAGACATAGTCAACGTACAAAGAGGCAGCAACCAAAGATTGATTGTAGGCAATGGTGGCTGGGACTGGGCGTCCAACTGTGTATGCGTTAGTAGTAGTGTAAGGACTATCATGGCAGTTCAATGTGGTAACAGCCCACAAGCACTCATCAATAGGACGGATATCAAGATTGATCTTAACTTCGTGATATTGGAGAGCAATAAGAGGAAGGGCAAGACCAGGGTTGGTACAGAACCAGAATTGAAGAGGAACATAAAGGGTAGTCTCAGGAAGAGCGTTACGGGGAGCGCAAACTTGACGAGGAGCTAAGGAATCACAAGGGGATTCAACATCAGAGAAAGAAGGATCAGTGATGAATGTAAGTTGAGTGGTGTTACCAATCATCTTGAAGTATCCGCGTTGTTGCTCAGCAGTCATGGTGAGTTGATTCCAGATGTGCATCCAGTCACCATATTGACGGTCGATTCTTTGACCACCAATCTCGACCTCAACTTGAGCAATGAGTTGCTCACCGGGGTAGTCCAACCAACGGGCATAGACACCAGTGTTTTGGCCGGTAGTGTAGTTTCCGAGACCCATAAGTTGATTGATCTCAGGAAGTGTAACTTGTAAGTATGTTCTGTAGGCAAGGTCACCATTTCTGCTGATGACACATTGTACACGGCGACCGAAATCGGCTTGACCGTTGAAAGTTTGTTCGATTGACTCGATAGCAAAGTTAGTATATCTGCGATAAGTAACTTTCCAGAAAGTAATTTGTGGATTACCAGTAAGGTAAACATCTTGAGCGCCATAGGCGACTAATTGCATAAGACCTCCTCCCATTTTATATATTAAGCTAAAGAAAAAAAAATTTTGGAAATTAATTTAATTAAATTAATTAAATAATTAATTAATTTAATATGAATATTCTATTTATACATGGATTTTTAATTTTATAAATTATTCTATTACTAAATAGATTATAAACTATTGATATATTTATATAAGTTGATAACTAAACTAAACAACAACTACTTATTTCTAAAGCAAAAAATCAAAATAATTTAATATGAAAATGCTCTAAATATTAGGAAATTATTTTACTTAAGTCTAAATTTGCTTTCATGAATTTTTTTAAATATGAATCTTCTAGCACTTCCTTTTTACCTTCATGACTTTTTGTGAAGACAAAAGATTCACCACGTTTTTTAACAGACCAACCTTGCTCTATAGCATTAAACAAAAAAAGCATTTTTTGAAATTTAATAGCGTCAATCTTAACATTTTCCAGATCGGTTAAAGATTCTAAATTTACTTTGATATCCATTAATTATTTTTAAGAAAACATTAATCAGCTTTTAACTATTGAATTTTTTTGATTTCTATAAAATCTGGAATAATGTCTCTCTTCTTTTTCTAAAGTATTTAATGATGTTTTTACAATATCTCCAAACATATCTGAATAATAAATATTTTGAACTTTATATCCCTTTTTAGGAGGCAAATTAATCATTGTTTCTATACAGTTACTACATGGCTTACTAGATTGAATTTTATTTTTTGTTGATAATCTTATTACAAGAATATTTATATTTTCAAGTTTTTTTCTTGGTTTTAATGGAATTAGCTTGGAAAGAGCATCACATTCAGCATGTACACCTGGAGCATTTCCATATACGTCACCCATATGATTCACTCCAAAACTAAGAATTCTAGCCTTTTTTAAGTTTCCCTTTCCCTTGTAAAACGCACGATACATGATTATAATTTCCGCACAAACACGATGATACAGTAGACTTACCATTCTCATACGAATCAAGGTCCGAATTAGACGGCAAACAGAAGCGCTTAATAAACATAGTGTCGAGCAAGGTATTCATCTTAAATCTTATATAATAATATTAATAATCCTTTAAACGTTTCAATTTTATTTAATATTAGTTCTTTAAATTTATTTAAAATATATTTTATCGCTATTATTAATTAAATAAATTTCATATATTTATCTAAAAGACAATGCCTAGTTTTAAACCAAAGTCTAATAAAAAAATTAAATTTAACAAAAAAACGTCTATAACACTTGATACAAAGCACAAGGAGTTTTTAAATGAATTCACTAAAGATGAAAACGGTACGATTCCTGATTTTAAAATTGAACGTCAAGAATTAAGACAAAAAATTATTGATAGTTGCGGCGAATTAACAGTTGAACAAAAATTAGATATTGAAGATAAAATTAATGATCTTACTGAAAAAATTAGAGAGACAAAATTAAAGAAAAAGGATTACTTTCTTGATAATTCTAAATTTATATTTGAATATTTTGAAAATAAAAAAAGTATATCTGATGGAAACTCAGTTCAAGCTTCAACAAATAAAACAAAAATGATTAATACCTTTTTTAAAATTAAACAAGATAATACAGATGAATTAAAGCAACAACGCGATAACAATAATATTGTTATTAAATATTTAAGCAATATTGACGATTCTTTTCTCGATGTTAATTCATTTATTTGTCAAACAGATATTTGTCAAATATGTCATAAAGGAGAATTAATACCTCTGGAAGATGAAGGAATCATGGTTTGTAATAGTTGTTCAAGAATTATTCCATATTTAATCGAAAATGAAAAACCTTCTTACAAAGAACCTCCAAAGGAAGTATGCTTTTACGCTTATAAAAGAATAAATCATTTTAAAGAAATATTAGCACAATTCCAGGGTAAGGAAACTACTCAAATACCTCCAGATGTTATTGAAAATATTAAACTTCAAATTAAAAAAGAGAGAATAGAATTGGCACAAATTACTAATATCAAAACAAAAGAAATTCTTAAAAAACTAGGCTATAATAAATACTATGAACATATACCATTTATTAAAGATAAATTGGGGATTAAACCCCCTATCATGTCTCCTGAATTAGAAGAAACATTATGTAACCTTTTTGTGGAACTACAATCACCATATTCCAAGTTCTGTCCTGATGATAGAGTTAACTTTTTAAATTATTATTATACAGCTTATAAACTTTGCGAACTTCTTGGGGAAGAAAAATATCTTTCATTATTTCCTTTGTTGAAAGATAGAGAGAAAAGAATAGAACAAGACGACATTTGGAAAAAAATTTGTGAAGAACTTGACTGGGAATTTATACCTACTATTTAGATATTAACATAATAAATTCTTAACATAATCCATGCTGTTTATAAGGCAAAATAACCAATAATTTTATAGCATAAAATAACATTAATGAATTTATTGACCAGCACCATAATGAACCAAATGAACCGTCTTTTCGATAAGAATACAATGAAATTATTAATAATGCCACTGTATAAGCCAAAGCTAAATAATATTTATTATAAAATATACTAAAAAACAAGAAAAATAACCAAGCTATTAATAGAATTTGTTTATTTCCCGTTAAATCAATCCAATCCCATTTTAAATGTCCAGTTTTTGATACAACAGTTAAAAAGTCTTTATTAGCAAATTCATAAATAAAATAAGAAAACGCAGGTATAACATAAAGCGTTAACATTTTATTTCGTAGGTCTATATCTTTTAATAACGTTAGTGAAGCAACTGGCTGTAATAGTAATAAAAATACTCCTAAAAATGAAAATAATTTATTTAATTCTTTATTATTTAAATTTCTCCAAAGGAAAAATTCAATTAGTTGCATTACAAAAAATGACATTAGAAAGAAGTATGCATATATACTATTTAATTCATCAAGCTTATAAGGTGAATATTTATTGTTGTATACAATTAATACTAGTACAAACGCACTAAAAAGAAATGTATTTAAAGAAACATATTGATTCCAGCACATAAATTATAAAGTTATTTTAATTATTATTTATGTTAGTATTTTAGGTTAAATATTAATTTGTAGGCCTGTAAGGAAATAATGTTAATTCTCTAGTATTGTAAATAGAAAAGTTGGGATCATAATTATTAGCACCTACACCATTACCAAAACACATGCCTCCTCTTTGTTTGCGACTTTTGCGTCCCTTTCTTCCTTTTCTTCCTTTTCTTCCTTTTCTTGTTTTTCTTCCTTTTCTTGCTTTTCCACCAAAAGAATCATCTTCCATCGTTGTATTTGTTGAACCATTGTCATCACTTACATTTAAATCTGATAAATGTAGTGAATCTTGTGAATTATTATTTCCATTAAACACATTACTATCATTTAAATTTGTTTCTTCACTAGTTGTAT